GAGCCGTTCGTGTGCCTCAGCCTTAATCCGTCGCATCGTAGAGTTGAGGGCGTAGTCTTTGTATTCACTATACGTTTGATGGGGGTCGACGCCATATAGCTCTAGTGTAGGATTGGCAAGCATTAGATTATGTGAGTATTTACCAGAAGCCACCCCAACCTCAGCGCCCACTTTACAGAACTTAGCCAACCACACGGCTAAATCGCCCCTAGTTTTATCGGCAATCTCTAAGACCCCTCGTTGTCCCGGACGAATATCAAACTCACTTAGTAAATCTTTTGCGTTCATTTTGTCTCCCTTAACCCCGATAGCCAGAAGTCGTCCTTGTACTTCAGGGTCGAGTAATCATTTAGTTTATCTTTCTCCACACGCTCCCGCCAGTCCCTGGACCAGCCCGGCATATCTTTAAACATCTTAGTGACAAACCAGTTCCAGTCGTGTAGATAATCTGTTGTGTTTAGCCAATACTGGATAGAGTAGAGCCTCCCCTTCTCCATCCCTTCTGCGTGGCGTTTATACTGTTCGGTTGTAAAGGCATATCCCTTACCGGCGTTGCCTTTGTGCCAGTGTGCGTACCAAGTATTTTTATTCACCACGACTCGGCCACCGCTAAACCAAGCTCTTAATGAAACTTCTTGGGCTTCTGCCGTGAACGTCCCATAATTAGTAGAATCTAAATCTACCCAATAACTCCGTTTCATGAAGTAACAAGAACCTTGCATTGTTGGGGTATCATCTGTCATTATTTCTGCTCGTTCTGGACGTTTCCACTCTGCTCCGTGAAGCCCTTGTGTCTTATCTAGTGGCTTCACGTAAGGATATTCAATATACATATAATCAATATCTGGGCGACCATCTTGAATCAGTGTCCAGGTTTCTGGGTCAAGTCGCTTTCTTCTAGGGATAACAACCCAGTCATCTTCGCAATCAGCAGCGAGCTTAACATCGTAACCCTGGTCTACCGCACATTGCTCATCGATTATCATCAGGTAATCTCCGTGAGACACCCGTACACCGGCGTTGATAGATTCTCTCATACCGTAGTTATCGTTGATTATCCCGTGGTGGATTTGAATAACTCTTGGGTCGTTGGGCGGCATTTCGGTTGGCTCAGGCCAGCGTCCATCATAAACTACAACCACTTCAACTTCGCCCTCGGCCTTATTAAGCAAATCCTCCACCGTTTTGCGTAACCACTGCGCCGAACGACTTGGGATTATTACGCTAAGCATAGTTCCTCGCAATCATACGACCATCCACACATTCAACATCAAAGCCAAAAGCATGAAGGTTGACTACCGTATTGTCTTTATTGATAAGGGTCCCGTCTTCTTTCGCGTCCCAATAATGCTTCTTTCTATGCCTGGTCATTTGGTTCAAAGCACAATTTATATATACGGGCCCCTTAGATACTCGCAACATTTGTCTCACCGCTTCATGGGCGTCTCTAGTGTGGTCGAGGGCGTTAATGCAGATGACCAAGTCAAAGGAGTCATCAGGATAAGTCAGTTTCTCCATGTCCTGTAGTTCAACTGCTTCGTTGGGCTGGATGTCGCAAGCTACAACCTCAATTTCCATATAGGCAGAAGTTAGTTTAGGGGTTTGGCCGGAGGCTATGTCAAGGATTTTCACTTATCCATTCCTTATTTTTGTCAAGGATTGCTTGTGTGACCTGGGGAATATATCCCAGACTTTCTGCCCAGGCAGCAAAAGCGTAGACGTCCTTGGGGATGCACTTGCTTTCCATGCCCCTTTTGTCGGGGTAGACGAACGTGTGCCATAAGTTAAACCTTGGGTCGTCCCCGTAGACGGCATCTCGTACCACGTAATAGTCGACACCCGAGGCTTCACAGACATCATATAATTCTTGACATTGAGCGACCTTGAAGGCAATTGCCCGGTTTTCCGCCAGTTTAATAACTTCCGCCTCCAAATTGGTAACTTGTCTGATAGAAACATTCGCATTATAAACTCCTTGATACGTTTCAATTATCTTTCTTCTATCGGCTGCGTAACCACCTAAAATCATAAAGGGTCGTTCGCCTTGGTCTAATAAAGGGTGCGCGGTAGTCTCCCCTAAGTACTCCGGCTGGGTAACGATTCGCTTGTGGGTTTTGGTTCTGAGACGGTCGGCGGTACCAGGCTGGACAGTGGAGCGTATGCAGATAACGTCGCTCTCACACCAGCCAACCACCTCTTCTACTATAGACGTATCTAATGAACCATCCTCGTTGTTGGGGGTTGGCACACAAACAAATGCTATCTCACAGGCGTTAACCAGCGCCCGGCTGCCTATCTTTAGCGGTTCGTCATATACGATGGCGTCAGGAAACAACTCTAGCATTGAGTTGCCGACCCAGCCTTTTCCTATTACTGCGATTTCACTCACCTGAAATTTTCCTTATTTATGTCCTAGTTACGTCTGACTGCACTATAAACTTTCCACGGTAAGAAGACAAGTAGTTACCCACAGAATCAACAAATTGTGCATCATACCAGTAAGTTCCTGGAGTAATGTTGGTGTTGCTGTGGGTCAGGGTGAAGGTATGTTGTCCAGTTGAAGGGGCGGTAAACGGGGTCGCATCGGTAGCGGTCTTTTGGAAGGCAATAGTAGAGTCGCTTGAAGGGTCGGAGCTGGCGTTGACAGTAAAGTAAACCGTACCACCAGCTAGGTTGATGGGCGTAGTGCCGTCAGATTCTAAGAAGGTAAGATTGACCTGCCTTGTGTCGCCCCTTATTATGTTGGCGATTGTGCGACCGAGTTTTGCCATTTAATCTCCTTATAGTGAAACTGAAGCTGATGGTGAAAGTGAACGACTAGCTGAACTTGATGGGCTAACCGAGCTAGACGGAGAAACACTCGAGCTAGGCGACAACGAACGGCTAACCGAAGCTGATGGGCTAACTGATGAGCTTGGGCTAACACTAGAGCTTGGTGAAACCGAGCTCGAAGGACTAAGTGACAATGAGGCTGAAGAGCTTGGTGAAACCGAAGCTGAGGCCGAGGCACTCGGTGAAAGACTTAGCGATGGGCTGACGCCACTAGCAGCAGTTAGAGTGGCTCCAGGCGAGCGAGGGCTCCATACTACAGTGATAGATAGAGAGCCGTCTACTATGGCGGCTGTGCCTACAGTTAAGATGATGTCCCTGGTGATGATTTTCTCGGTGACAACTGAGGATAGTTCTAGGCTTTGGTCTACTGTGCCGTCGTGCCATATCTCACCAGAGATTATAGTTGAGGCGACGACTTGACTGAGTAACCCGGCAGTTGACGTAGCGGTTCCAACTTCGATAGTACCGGCTCCGGCACTTTGTAGTTGTTCTACGCCATAACAATAGACTTTGACAGCGACCATCCCTGTTACTGTGAATAACGTATGAGCACCGACAAGGCCAATATTGCTGCTGCCGTCAAAGGTAACGCTTTTGTTTTCAGCGATACCAGTGCCAGCAATTATTTCATACTGCTGGCCGAGAGTAGCTAATAGATTTGGCATTTATTTTTCTTTCTCTTTTAATAATTTCTATTTATCTATTTAGTAGAGTAACGCTTTTGGCCGCAAGAATCAACAATTATCCTTGTCGTGGCCGTTAGTTACTCTTTTACTTACTAAGCTTCCTTAGCCCAGATACCCTTAACGTGGGTAACGACTGGACCATTAGCAGAACCGGCGTCATAACGAACGCCAAATTCATCACCAATTTTAGCTGTTGCAGCCGTGTTAGTGTAAGCCTTGCCGTCTTGGGCTGTGCCGTCGGCGACGTTTAGACCAATGACCGTGTCAGCGCTAGCTGGGTCGAATACGACTGCCATACCGTCTTCACGAGCGCCGTCTGGACCACCAGAGGTGATTGCAGAACCACCATTACGGATAATGAAATGTCCGTTAGTAGCGGCGGCTGGACCTGTGAAGGTTACTGCTGCGGTTGCGTTCTGAACATAGCCAGAATCTTCGGCAGCGAGGGTCTTAGCTTCTGTTACATTTACCCACAGTCGTCCGTCGTTGCCGACATAGGCTGTAGTATTTGCTGGGTTTGCCATTTAGTTTGCCTTTCTTTTTGTTATGCTGCGACCGGGGTAAAGCTTGCGCCAGTACCCGGTGCGGGAGCGGCTTCGTCAGTGACTTCGCCCTTCTCCTCAGCAGCGTCTTTTAGTTCCTGAGCCTTACGCGTTTTCAAGAGTTCAGTTGTAGACGGTACATCGCCAACTCGTTCCCAGGCGTCTTTCCAGAGGGGTGACATTAAGGCATCTGCCATAATAGCACCGTCTTCTCCGGGAGCTGTAATCAACTCAACGCCCAAGTCTTTGTGGCGATAGACACCGGGCACATTTTGCCCCGCGTCCGATACTTCCTTTGATTGTCCTTTTGGTATCATGTAAAACTCACTTTCTTATGTTAAGCGGATAGGTGGTAACGAAGTCCAGGGACTTTGTTAGCCGGACCGAAGACGTCGTAGTAACGGCGACCTTCAGCTACCGCCCCGTCGATACCCTGAACATCTGTAAGGATGCGTGTAGAGTTGAACTTCATTGGGCGGATTAGTACTTGGTCCCAGATGAACTGGAAAACAAGGTTTGTAACCATGTATGTGCTAGGAACAACGTGTAGTGTAACGCCGTCAACTTCGCCAATTACACCTTTGTGGAGGTTTCGTTGGGTAGTGTCACAAGAGCGCATGAACGTAGTGTCCTGCTTCAATAGGCTATAGGTTGCTGGTGACATGAAACAGTGGCGACCCTCTGAAGGGACCTTAGCTTCTGTCATAGCGTCGTTTTGGGCTAGGAACTTTACGTAAGCATTTGATGCTGTTACAGCAGCAGTCGCGCCCTGTGATTGGGCGAGAGCTAGCGCGTGAGCAGCAGCTAACGTGTAAATGTCTGTGTTTGGTACTGATACTTCAGCAATTTGGCGTTTAACGGCCTTGTTGGCTTCCTGAACCATCTGTGAGTCTTCCAAGTTTCCTCGGTCGACAGAGAAGGTGAAGGACTTGTCCTGGCTCAGAGTAAATGTCTGAGTGCCGGTGCCGAGTTCATTTAGCGTACCGAAGCGGTTTGAACCGGAACGGACGTAGTTGTTCTCAGACACGACTTCTACTGTGTAGATAGTGACGCTGTTTTTGCCGTTGAAGTCAAGGCGAACTCCGCCTTTGTTGACTATATCGGCTGTTTTGGTAGCTAGGTGCAATCGCTCGTCGATAACGCCGAGAGTAGCACTAGCATAATTCTGTCCTGCCATTTTAGTTTCCTTTTAGTATTTAGTCGCTAGAGCGGCTCATCCCATAGTACGGTCAGTGGGTCAACTTTTGTTTTTGGTGGAGCGGCCGAGCCACCAGCGTCGGCGTTAGCCAACATCTTTTCGGTGTCTTGCTGTCCCTTTAATTGTCCCTTGACTCGACTAGTATCAGAGATTCTGGCGAGCGTTTGGTAGATTTGTTTAGGCGATTGTTTAAAATCAATGATTGTACCCAGTCCGGTTGGTTTCCCATCGGGTCCAACTTCCGGCATGTTAGGGTCTCTGACAAGGTTTGCTTCTAGTGTCTTTCT